GACTCAATGATTCCTCCGAAGAAACCAGTAGTTTCATCTTTTCCTTCCTTAGACTTACCTGTCATTGTGTCCCACAAATTATCAAAATCAGCAGAGAATTGTGCAGCAAACTCACCGAAACTATCAAAGACTCCTTGCCCAAAAACTCCCTCTCCAGGACCAAAACTCGCAAAGGCTTGTTTAATATTTTCCTCCTTACTTAAATCATTAGGAGAAAAAAAGTTAGCTACCCGAGAACCAAGGTTAGCTACATTATTCCATTTGATTGCGAGCTTCAAAAACCAGTTAAGAGCAGGACGCAACAACACACTAATAAGATCAGCAAACGGCTTGATGAATAACAAGAACACTCTTTTATTTAATGCAAGATCAGCAGTGAGAGCAGCGCTTGACTGAGCCATAACACCCAATAAGCGCTTCATAGTAACACAAATAATAGTAAGTACACCCAACACTACGCCAGCCCTACCCAAAAGCTTTCCAATTCCACCAACAACTCCACCAGCAACTCCACCAGCACCTCCACCAGGAGCACCACCAGGAGCACCACCAGGAAGATCGCTTGTAATACCCTTAAAGAACTTGTCGAACTGTCCCTTAATATTTAGGTCAACCGGTTTCCTAAAGAAATCATTAAGTTGCTTCTTGACATAATTCAAGTCAAGCTTTGCTCCAAAAGTTAAGTCAGCCATTTTTATTTACCTTTACTTAATGCTTTTCCAAGCATTCCCGTCCAATGAAAAGAAGAATCCATAGCAAGATAAGCATGAATATCCTCTAAACTCATTTCTCTAATCTGGTCAGGTGTCCACCCATACATTGCGGACAACTTTCCCATCATGATATAACCGAAAACTTCAGGATCAACTTGCCCTTCTTTAAGAGCGATCTTGAAGGCCTCAAGCCCAAGCCCAGAAACTTTTCCAAGTCTTACTGGGAGAGAGCCTTCCTCAGCGGTGCCGGCAAAAAACTCATCATCCTCTCAGCGAGAATATCCGAAATCTTTGCTTTATCAACCAAATCCAATTCTTGCACTTGCGCGTAAGTCATGTCTATGGCTTTTGCCACGAACTCGTCAGCCGTTTTAAGCATGAGTTCAACATCATCCACTCCTTCCTTCTGTACTTTGGTGAGCATTTTCACATACTCAAGTTGGTCTTTGCCTTTTGGCTCCTTGAACTTTACTGTTGTTGCTTCTCCATTCACCATAATTGATACTGTACTTATTCTCTCCATTCTTATTTCCCCCAAAATCCTAAAATGATGATTCCGAAATGTTATCCACACTGCTAAGCTTGTATAATTGTTTAGCTATCCCACTGAACTCTTGAATAATAAAGTTTGGTCCAAGCGTCACAGGATTGCTTGCTTCATCATGCACAGCTCCCCTTAACTGAATGTCAAGTTCTCTTCGTCCACTACCTAAAGTCACAGCGTTGTTACTATTGAATACTACACCAAAAGCGGTAGGAGTATCAGCAGCAGGACTTGTTCCTCCCATGAAACGACTCCATTCCGCAATAGTTTGGAAACCCATAGTGTACCTATAACGAATAATAAAATCTGAATCAATCTCATCACACTTCTCTCTGCTTCCCAACTCAAATACTGGAACCAAACTGTTCTCGAAAGTAACCTCGAAAGATTGTACTTTACCCAACGCACTTTCTGAACCTTCAGTTCCTGCACTTATAGCCCCATAAAAATGGGGGTGCACAACTAAAGTACTGATTACTGCTGATTGAGCACTTGCAGAACCAACCGCTTCCTTATAAGGGATAGTACTACGAATAGTGAGGCGACCATTCAAATCAAGAGCAACCACGAGACTTGCAATCTTACAACTCGTAAGCTTAAACACCACGTCAGTAGTGTCATTATACCCATCCTCATAAGTGAAGATTTTGCTTGACTCTGCAACAGGCAAAGTATTCGCAACATCAACAATGTTATGCGTCCAATCACTACTCGTCTGAGCATGAGTAGGAGTAGTGCCTGCCATCAACTCAAAGATCCTACCATGCTGGAAAAGCATCTCGTGATCCATACTTCCCTCATAATTACCAGCAATAATCTGCTGAACTAATCGGGTGCTCACAGTATGAATATTGATCACGTTGTTTCTTTCTGTTCTGTTAGTGCTCTGGATCAAACCAATATCTTTAGCTGCACTTACTGGTGTGCCGTATGTTGTTTCTTCTCCGAAAAGCCCGTAATTGTGTTTGCTTGTATAAACTACCATTTTATCCTCCTTCGAAACTCGTGGTTTTAGGGATGTAACGCTCTTTGATCATTTTCTCAACATCATCTTGGAACGGCAATTCTTTGCCTTCAGTTAGAGCAGTCAATAATTGAATGCGGTCAGGATACACTTTAATTATGTCGTCCGCTGTTTTTGGTCCTACTCCTTTTATGGCGATGAGTTCTTCACGATACGAATCATCTTTAGCCTTTGAAATCTTACCAACAACCACAAAATTAGGGTTCATTGTAAGAAAGTCAGCAACCTCTTGAGAAACCTCAACACCTTTCAACCCAATAATGAGATCGATCCTGGGAGTTCCCCTATTAATAACCTTGACTTCGCCTTGTAATGACTTTATTATAACCATTAGTTTCACCTTGCCTTATTGAATAATTGGAGCTTCACCGTCTTAGTAATACGAAAAATGTTGTGAGTCTTATCAGATAAGTCAGTGTAATCCCCATCAGGATCCAGAATGTTAAAGTTAGCATCCGGATTAATAATAGAGTTACCAGCTATCCTTTCAACTTCTGTGATTACTTTACCCCAATGAGTCTCTGCATCCGCCAAAGACTCGTCTCTGCGTTGCATTGTACGAATATCAATATCCACGAAGAAGTCCTCATCCTTAGAACCAATTCCTATACCTGCAGCACGACTAATAGGCCTACTACGATGCACAAGAATCCAATCCCTATTAATTCTGAAGTCTAACCTTTTCTGGTCAGTGATCTTAACAATATTCGGAGTTTCCTGATCAGTGTTCGCCCTGGTCCAATTAGTAGTAAGAAGGTCAACTATTGTCTGAACTGCTTGCACCGGCATTTTATTTTTTCAACTCACGAACGATTAGGGAAGAGTGACTGAGGATAGGGAAAAGAGGTGTCTAAAACCTACCCTCAGTCTACGTTTATAATCCCTAAACTATTATCTGAAGATTCTTATTTATAACGAGTTCGGTAAATGAGCAGGCAAGGTAAGAAGGAGAGTATTAATACCCCACCTGCCCAAAAGTTTGGGGGGTTAAAATATTAGTGGATAACGTTAAACTCTGTTCTGTTACGAACAATCTGGTCAATTTGTGCTTGGTACCTGCTTATTCTGGAACTGTAAGATAGTCTTGTGGTGTCTCCAGTCTCGTTTATTACGCTTGTTCGATCATCCATAGTTAATATTTCTATTGCGACCATTAAAGCACAAGCCTTACGAATGTCCATTGGGATGGTTGCGTCACCGTACCTGTAAGTCATTCGAATAGCTTCTTCGTATCTGGCACAATAATAGTATGCCCTAATAAAAAGGTTTCCTTGATCAGGCTCTAACCAAAAATCATCGTTCCTACCTTCTGTTTTAGTAGCCAGCCAATCAACATAATCATCGCCGTCCCATATCTCTATCTTGTCAGTAGCAGTAGCCAAAGTCTTAATACGCCTATGCCTCAAACTTATCTTAACACCATCACCTAAGAAGTAACCGTTACTAATCCCATAACATCCTCGTGGGAAATTATAGAACTCTTCAGTAACAGTGGTTTCGCGCCAAGCATGCTGAGTAGTGAAGTCGATTTGTTCCATCGCATCCTTAATCATCTCCTCAACTTCGTCCTGAGTAGGAGTAGTGTCACGAGTAAAATTAACGATTTGAGTATAACGAGAAACGTCTTGTGGTTGACAATACAGTATTGTAGCCATAAAATACCTTTTGATATTATTCGTTTATAACAATTACTTTACTTAGGCTTGAATACTTGCCAAAGTGCCCATGTTAAAGCACCAAGCCAAGCACAACCCATAGTAATACTTCCTTTAATAACATTATCACCAATACGTCTCTTAGTGATTTTGCCAGCCATAATCTTCAAACTTTCATCAATAGACTCGAAACGATTATCCATATCAGTACGCATCTCTTTAATAGAAGCACGATTCTCTCTATGTCCATCCTTAAGATACTCAAGTTTAGTAATCACTGTCCCTTTAAACTCTGCGTTTGTTAAATCTCTGTTGTCTCTTTCCATTTTTCTGGGATCACCACCCAAGCATCAAGCAATTCACGCTCGAAGATATTGTAGGGAAGCCAGACATAACCATTATCAGCCCAACGAGATCCCCAACTGTTGCGTACAAGAAGCAACTGTTTAGACTCGTCATAACCAACTATTAGTTGTGCATGCCCCCCTTTATAGGTTCCCCTCTTTTGCGGATAAACTTTACCCCTGAAAGTCAAGTAGTTAGAATACACTTTCATTCCAAACACTACAGGGATCTTATTAGATAACGCGTCTTTGACTTCATCAATACTGAAAACACGATAATACTTCTTGATTTTAGTAGCTCTACCTGCAAGGCGAGCAGTCATACTCGGAGTCTTCTTGTACTGAGATGCTCTGTAAGGGCAGAATACTTCAAGACTCACCCCCTTATTCTTCAAAACTTTGCAACCATCCCTAAGAAAAATACCTGTGTCTGCATCTTCCCACTCTTGCAATGCACGCCCATAATAATAAATGAAGAGTTCAGAAACATCCCAAGTAAACTTAGGAGTCATAACCCTCATCATCACCTCATAAGCTGCACCAAAAGCAAAGCCAGCACAAGCACCAATACTTCCCTGATTCTTAACTTGTGGACAGTATTCTCTAAGATCAACTCTTGAAGGAAATTGCTCAACCTTAGTAGGAAACGCACCGAAACAATAATCACGATCATCATAATAGTCAGCGTATTGATTGCACAAAGGTTCCTTATTATGCACGTCTTCACGAGAATACTTTTCTCCCATGAACCAGTTCCAAAACATTAACAGTCAACCCCTACGCACTGCATCTCTACGCCATGCACATCAACAGTTTTGCCAAGCTTAACCTTATGAGTACACTGCTTAATGACCTTTTTGAGTTCTTTACAATTGAATTTTGTAGGAGCATCAATAATAACAAAGTCCTCAACAGTCTTATTCATACCTGTAGCAAATTCTGTAAGATTCCACCACTTCCCTTTATTCCATTGAGACCCACACTTAGATGCATCTTTACGATCAAAATCATGAGGATAACCACTGTATTGAGTTCCACTTGTTCCTCCCCAAAACACACCAAGATTCTCATTCTTATCGCACACGAAAGCGTTACCAATCTCTTCAGGAGTTAAAGTAAGCTTCTCAAAATCTGACAAGTCTCCACCTGCAAACACCACAGCGAGAGCCAAAACCCCAATAACCCCACTATAAACATAATCTCGTTTCATCTAAAACACCCCCCATAACATGACACGTTTAGTCTTTCATTAGTGCTATCTCCAGATAAGATAACATCACCAACGCTCGTAACGTTAGCATCAATAATAGTGAAAGTTCCTTCACCAGTAATTATAACATCATTACTTCCCACATCTACATCTTCAGTAATAATACAATTATCAGAACCTAACACTTCCCAATCACCACTCGAATAAGTGCAAGAATCAGTAGATTGAAAGTAAGGTGCATCAACAAAAGTTCCATTCCAACTAATGAAATAAAACATTTTGTGCACAGACCCAGTAGTTGATGCAGGCCACCAATACCCATCTCCCCCATCAGTAGGAGTCACAGACCATGTTAAGTTAGAAGATAAAGTCCTATTAATATACACTGGAGCCCTATGATAAACAGAGTTTGTATGATTATAACAATATACGATAGTAAGATTATTATTTACTGTCCCAATATTATCAGTATTCATAACAAAATCTGTTCCTGCACCATACAAGTTTTGTGGTCCACCAGCATACCCCAAAGCCAAAAAAGTTCCGCCATCAAAAACTCTGCTTATGTAACTACCAGCATAAGTAGGGACTAAATCCACGTAGTACTCTGTGCAAAAAGCGTGGTTAGTGGTCATCTTAACATCTGTTCTCACCCAAGAACTTCCAGAAGTTAACATGTACCCGTTAGTAATACTATACCCTCCACTCGTAGCAGTTAAGCCCCAGCTCTCGGGATCAGAATCAAAATTATAACAAAAATTATAGTCACCATTAGTACAATCAATATTATCTCCAGTAATAGAAAGGTCTCCTGCACCGAAAACAACGGTAGTGAGTAACACAAAAATAGTGATTATTAGTGCCCATTTCATCAACACACCTTCAAACTACTTGTGTCCCCTTTGATAATAACGCATGAAGAGTTATGATAAATTTGTTGGTCAGAACTTGTCATGTTAAAGCTTCCCCTCACTTCTAACAAGCTCTTAGGAGATGTTACGCCGATACCAACATTACCACTATTCTTAATCACCATTTTAGGAGGGTCTGTTTCATCAGTAGAATCCACATGAAACTCTAAAGTTAATGTTGATATTCCAAAACCATAAAAATTTGCGTTAGTAGCATCTTGGTACATGGCCAACTTATTATGTAATAATTCTGGACCTAAATCCAAAATATGGTGAGGAGAACTTGTTCCAACACCAATACTTGAAGCATTAACAAAAAAGTTTCCAGAAATATTAGCATCAATAATTCCGTTAGGAGCAACTTCAAACTTAGATTTAGGACTACTCGTACCAATACCAACACTCCCAGTAAGAGTGGCGAAATGAGCGCTTCCAGTCACATTAAGTGAAGTAGCGTTAGCCACACTCACATTAAGATACATGAGGTTAATTGTCTCAAAATAACCGTTATCAACAATAATGTCCCCAAAAGTTTGGTCAGTAGTGAAAGTGTTAGCACTACCAACATAAGCAAAAGTTGTGTTATCAACAGCATTAAACATGTCTTCAGAAGAGTTGCCTGCAGCACCCGAATAAGCGAAAGAACCATTATCCACAGTATTAAATATTTGTTCAGAAGTGTTACCTAACAAACTATTTGAATAAGCAAAAGTTGTGTTATCAACAGCATTAAACATGTCTTCACTACTGTTAATATCAGCCCAGTTCGTAATAGTAGTTCCATCTAAAGTAAAGCTTCCAGCATTTATGTCTCCAGTAACGTTTTGGCTCGTACTGGTTTGACTCGCAAAAGAAGCGTTTGAATTAAAGTTTATTTTGTCAGAAGTAATATTAATTATGGTAAATCCTGTTTCAGCCTCTTCATAAGCAAAAAACTCAGTAGTTCCATCACCATCCAACAACTTAATCTTTGACCTTCCCCTCGTAACATTGGCAATAGTAGTGCTCATAGCAGTACCATTCACCTTAATATTATCCACATCAACGAAAAGACCTGCTTTTGCACTAATATACTCGAAAGTTAAAGTTACAGTAGAGTTAGACATACTAATTGGTACAGGCACTACAACAATATCATCAATAAGAGTCACTGCGGATTCACTAAAAACAGAAACATCTCCACTCCCACTATTATTATTCATATAAACAGTAAGCGTCCCATCGTTTATTCCAGGACCATCAAGAGAAACAGTTTGAATAAATGACAAGTTTGTAAGATTAAAGTTTGAAGCAGAAAAAGTTGTTACCATAGTACTTCCACCAGTAACTCCTGAGTCTTCTGCACAACCATTCCCACCAATACCAAGATTAAAAGGACAATTACCATCATCATTATAAAGCCAAGTAGTGCTCGCAAACTTATCGAGACTTCCCTGCTCAAAATCTTCAAGGAACCTATCGCTATCATCACCAGCAATAAACCTCTCTTCATTAGTAACGGAGTATCTTGGGTGCAAGCCTCCTCCAACAATATCAACATCAGAATCAACATTAGATAAGAACACGTTCAAGTCTTGTTCAAGCCGAGTAGCATTCCTAACAAACAAGTTCCTAAAAATATCTACGCCACCCTGAACTAAGAGAGAAGCACCATAACCACTCGTATCACAAAAGATTCTTGGAGTCAAATTAAAGTGGTCATAAAACACGAGGCAATCAGACAAGTTAAGAGCATCATCACCAAGCCTTTGAATAAGAGTGTTAGGTCCAATAATCCAACTATTACCAAGATATCCAGCACTGTTATTTCTTCCTTTCTGAGCCATAATATGCACAGTAGGATTATCACCATCACTACCCATCACAAATACTATTTCTCCTTCTGGTAAGTTCTGGTTATTAAGTAAAGTGATTGATTGGTCTAAACCAGTAAGTCCACTAAAACCACCAAACCCAAGTTTCGATCCATCAGGAGCGTTCAAAGCATTTATGTTAGTAATATTATTACTTCCCATATCAAGAATACCAGTCATAGTATCCCCACTTACATTAACGAAAGTGTTCCCAGCAAAAGTTATGAGGGACTGATTATTAGAATCAAACTCAGAATTATTCACGAAATTATCCCTTACGTTTCTGTTCTGAGTCTCATTGTTTTCATCCCAAAAAGTGTTATTCACGAAGCCATTGAATATGTCAAAGATCTCGCTCCACAAAGAAGTTGTTACTTCAGTAAACGTATTGTTATCAGTGAACGTACCATTATCCACAGCCTCAAAAATCTCTTGAGAAGTATTGATGGCCCAATTATATATACTTAAACCACCAAGATTAATGCTATCATTCACATTAATGTTAGACACCGTAAAGTTACCGTTCAAGATGATGAAGCCATCATTTGAAGTATTAAGAGATACGAAGCTCCCATTGTTAACCTCGTCAAAAACCCACGAACCATTATTTACTCTAATAATCGTGTCATTATCAAGCTCGCCATTTATGTAAATCTTTAAAGAATTATTATTAGCATCAAACGTTGTGACATAAACAAACGTGTTATTATCCACAGTATCAAACACCCAAGTGCCATTATTGACCCTTATGATAGTATCATTATCAAGCTTGCTCACAAACTGAGTATTGTTAACAAAATTGTTTTTAACATATGCGATCACAGTATCATTGTTCTCATCAAACACTGTAACGTAAACAAATGTTCCATTGTCTACAACATTAAATATCTCTCCAGAAGTATTGCCTCTGCCCATAATGTCTGTTAATTGGCTTCCATTACCAAAATATAAGTCGGAAGTTATCCAACCTGAAGTAATGTTAGTAGCGTTAAACAAGCCGAAAAAGTTTTGGTAATCCTGATCATCAACCACACTCACGTCTGCAATTACTGCTGGTAAAAGCATGATCAACACCAATAAAATATTTAGGAGTTTCATATTCCATACACCGTTATTTTCTGTGAATCCAATATGCGTTTAAGGAAAGTAAGTGTTGTACCACTCACACTAAAATCATTAGTTTCTGTAAGAGTCGAATTATCTATCACAACAAACGAAGCAATAGTCACATCACTTAAAGTCATGGTTCTACCACTCGGATCGTTCTGACTTCCTGTGAGAGCTGCACCAGTAGTTTGTTGCGAGAACAAACTTGTTGTTCTCGCAACAGTAGCCTTCAAAATAAGGGTGGCAGTATTAGTGGGAGTAGTCAAAACTATTTGTTCAGTGTTCGCAGCATTAGTGATAGTAACAGCTTGAGTCATGAAGTTGTCACCGTAATATCTTGCTCTAATTGGAACGTATCGCTTGTCCACGTCATGATATTGCCAGAAGTATCTTTCTCCTGAATATCGTAGAAATAAGCTCCTGGAGCAATACTCGCAGTGTCAGCCGCATCAATACTAATAGTGGTCTTCCCATTAGTTGGATCAGTATGTGCAGTAACAACTTTTTGTATTAAAGCGTCTGCATCAGTATCATCCCTCAAAGTTTTCATAGTAAAGAAGTAAGTGTAACCAGTAATATCAACAGCAGCACCATCACCATCTTGGCGCACGAGCAGTAAAGAAATGTCGTCTCTCTTGTAAAAACGGAGTTTTGCTATTCCCATTTTTAAGCTGCCTTAATAATTGTGAAATAAACATTACCCTCGTACACATGAGCAGTAATATCGTCTGCTACAACAACACCATTGCCGGTTATACCTGCATCAATAGCTGTAGTGTCCCCTGCTGGGAACGGACCTAAACTTAAAACATCGCCTGCTGTCATACTAATTACCTCGCCTGAATTTTAATATTACCCAATAACAAAACTGGGCAATCCATGTGACTATTTTACTTTTTTTTTTGCTTTCTTCTTAGCCTTCTTAACCGGCTCCTTATCTTGAGGAATATTGTTCTCATCAATAACCGCATTAACAATCAAAGCCTTCTCATCTTCAGGGATCCTATTATCTAACTCGCCACCACGCACAACAACTTTTTGCACGTTATCCCAAGTCAAATAATAATCAACCATCATATCAATAGTTGATTCAGTCACTCTCTCAATTTGTTGCAAACGTTCTCTAAGAATCACGTCCACATCCTTAACAGGTTTTGCTTTAGGATTGAACAATACTTTTTTGAAACGCTTAGGAAACTTAGAAAAATAAGCAACATCCTCATTGTTATTCACTATGAAAGCCTGACCTAACCTGCTCTCATACCGAATACCAGAAGGACCAACATAAGTGTTAGTGCGCATATCCTGATTAATAACCAAGAACTTACTCATTTTCTCCTCTTCTTAACCTTTTTAGCTTTACTAAGTTGATGAACAAGATCCGTAGGCGGAGCAGATTCCTTAACCGCAGCAAGAAGCTTGTCCTTATCTGATTGTGATGCACCCTTACCCATAGTGATGGGTCCTTGTATAGTTGGCATTATTTTTCACCCATGATTTTCTCGTAAGTATCAACCTGCTCAAGTTTGAGCTTGTTTGAATCTTCTAATTTTCTGAAAGCATCTTTAATGATCTCAAGCCCCATAGGACTTATTGGGATATGAATGAGTTCTTTACCCTTCTTGTTAAATTGAGTTTGACCGTTCATAGTCACCATCTCATAATTATTTACTTCTTCCTCTGAAGGAACCAATAAGTTTTTGGTTTCCTGAACGCATTTAAGCGTCACAAAACTCCCATTCTCAGGAAGAACGTTCATCATAACAATCCTGTCTTTCATGTCTAATTTCATAGTTTATCACCAGTTTTCTTATTTTAAAAAAATGTAAAGAAAAAAAAAATAATTTATGATTTCAAATCATACAAAGCTAAGTATTTGTCCTCTCCTTCAACAACAACCTTGATGTAACCAGCATTAGCTGTTCCACTAATATCATCAAGTACACTACCATTATCAACCATAGCAGCACCATCAACATTAGTTAAGGTCATAAGAGCACTAACTTTGTCATTACCATCAACAGCTATCGCATCAGCCGCTGTCGTAGTTCCAGTATTCTGAATAAACAACAAGTTATATGTTCCAGAACTAACAGCTTGTGATAAAGCACTATGGACATGAAGAGCACTAACTCTACTTACCTGAGTCCAAACACCACCGTCAGCTATTTCGGCCCGCATACCAGTCACAGTTATAGCAGCACCATTAAGAATAGCTGTTCCGTCAGCGTGAGCTTGAGCAAGAAACCCAGTCATAGCACCACCAGTCATGGTATCATCAGCATGCAGTTGGCATTGAACATATCCACCTTGAGCATTAACAGTTGTTGTATCACCATCTGGATAAATTCTTGTCGAAACCTGAAGAGCACCTTGACCTGTACCGCTTGCCTGATCATAATCACATTTAACTTCTAAAGCATATGTGTCAGTTGAAACTGGCCTATTATGAACTTTCATAATCCCATCAACATCAAGCATATCAGACGCTTCAACCCATCTAACTTGTTTGCCAGTTGTGGCACCATAAAAAGTTAAATTAGCCCCTGCATCATCTACACCACCAATTAAGTCTCCAGTAACACTCAAAACATCAGTTGCTGCATCCCCAAAAGTGAACGAGCCAGTAACAGTAAGATCAGCATTAAGAGTTAGTGCTTGATCCCAAGTATAAGGGCCGTTCTTGTAAGGTGGAACTGCAGGGTTTCCATGTTCTGTTACTATTAATCCTTCTCCTGTCATCTTTTCACCTCACTTCAAGTCTCTTATACTACCTTGTGCAGCAAGGAACGTACAAATCAGTTCACCTGATGTGTAATACATTCCTTCGGTTCCTATGCGGTTGATTGCGAAAGGGTTTGCTGGGCTTGCGCTCATACCACTCTCGAAATAAAGAGTTGGTGAAAGTAGTCCGATTCCGAGTCTTGGAATGCCTGTTCCTTCTTGCATGGTTGTATCGAGCAAGTAGATTCTACTAATAGTGTCTTTCTGAACAGCTTGGCTCACAAATAATGGGATACAATGTACTGTTGCGACACGTATACCAGCGCCTATACCTTCTTCAGTATCAACACCGTTAACACCGATTCGTACAAGCTCATCTTTCTTTAGGAGTCCACCGTATCTTACTTGGTCTTCGTAAATTCCGAAGATCTTGTATTTAGTGTCTGATCCGGTTAAGATGATGTTGGTTCGAGCACCTGCAGCTTCCAATGTTGCAAGGTTATCACGGATCAAAGCAGCAGTAAGAAACCTGTCTGTTCCACTGTTCTGGTCAACAACAGCGTCAGCCCAAGAGTTAGCGCTTCTGTCAATTCCGTAAATGTCTTCATCACCATCAGTATAACTTAGGGCTATACGAGCTGCTGTGCTGAAAGTTACACGATCAATACTTTCGAATTTGGTGCTTGCAAGTGTATCTGCATCAACACATAATTGTTCGTTAATCCTTTTAGCGTGTAGTACTGCAAAGTAGCCTCGAAGAAAGTCCATTCTTCCAATTGCGTCGTCGCCTGCAGCAACAAGGTTTTCTTGTCTGAAGGAAACGTCGAATGTGTGAGCTACTTCTTTAGGTGACACATCAATCTCTGCTAATACTGGTTTGATGGTGTCAGGGATGGTTCCGTTTTCGGCAAGTGCGCCGTCAGCAGTACTTCCTGCATCTGCAGTTAGTGCTCTGTAACCACTGTGTTGCCAAGGGTATTTAGGCATAAGTGCGAACACGTTGTCTTCTTGGTTCAGTTGACTGAATGCTGTTGCACCGTACACTGCGTTAAAGTAGCCTGTGGTACTTGTGAGTACTGGAGCGTCTGTTTTAGCTACTCCTTTACCCAGTCCGTAAGCTGCGTTTAACAGTTCGTGAACAGTGGTGAATTGTCTCTTCGTTATTTGTCTTATGTTCATCTTACTGTCCCCCCTCAACGCTTTCGTTGTAGAGTTTGTTGATTTGAGTAATGTCACTCTTTTGTTTGCCCATTGCTATTTCCATTGGGTTGAAAGAAGCTTCTTTCTTCTCAATTGGGTTTGGGGCACGTGGAGTTACTGCTTTCTTGATTTCTGCAAGTGCCTTATTTGTTTCTGCAAGCGCCTTATTTGTTTCTGCAAGCGCCTTCTTAAGGTCTGTAGTCGCACCGTCTTTGAAAGCATCTTCTTGATTGCTCTCTTTAGGTTTAGGATCTGCAGGTGCTGGTGCACTTGTTTCACCGTCAATATCAGAAGCAGCAGCATCTTTAGAAATCTCGGCTTTCTTCTTTTCTTCTTCTTTCGGTTCCTTTTCAGGTTCCTCTTGATTTGTAGCTTTTTCGTCTTCACTCTCATCAGGAGCGCCTTGAGCCTTCTTTAACTCAGCAACATCCTTAGCAAGAGCATCAACAGAATCAAGCTTTTTACATATTTCATCAAGCTTTTTTTCAATGTCCATTTGATCACCCGTATCTTTTAATATTTCTTTTTTATCGCAATCCTCATTTATAACGTTTTCTCGATTTTTGTTCGATTCAACCGGCTCAGTCTTTGTTATATACCTATCAAAATCTGCTGCCTTCTCTACTTGAGCTTGTAAGAAACCACAAAAAGCAACAGGATCATTCTTATCTTGGTTACCAGCAACGCAAGCTTCGAAGCTTTCGAAACCAGCGAATCCTTTCTCTTGTAGTTTGAAAGGGTTCTGTAAATCATCCTCTGGTTCAACTGGAATAGTTTGAGTAGCGCCTTTAGCCACACCACTCATAGCTTCAGTAAGAGCTAAAGGATTGCAAGGTTTGTCTACGCTCGCTGTTTCTAAGTGCTGGAAACCTTCAAGTTTGATCATAACATCCCCTTTAGAATCCATAACCATGCTTTCGTCTTTGCTGAATCCACCAACACTCACGCCTGTACGAGTACCGTCTCTCATCTCATCCCAGACTTGTTGGTCAACATCGTTGTCACTGAAAGTCTTGTCTAAATGAAGCACTCCCAAAGTCTTAGATTCTGGGTGTTGCATTACCTTGTAAGCTAAAGTATTGCCAATTATTCGGTTAGTGTGCATATCAGATATGGCGCCACCCCGTTTGATGAGTGTGTCTTGTTGGTTAATCACATCCTCAATAGGGATCATTTCACCAGCCAAGTCTTTGATCTCAACACTGGCCCAGCTTACACTAAGCCTTTCTTCTGCCATTGTCACAGCTTCCTTGATCTCATCAAGATTATCGCTCGAATTAAACAGGTTCAAAACATCATCAGTCTTTAACGTTCCGCCCTTAGATATAAATGCAAGTTTCATAGTATTTCACCTTATTCCAAACTCAGAGTTTGTTTTCTCAATAGCAGGCCGAAGATAAGGGCTTGCTTCAATCCCCCTTTGTTCTATGCTTTTAGCAATAGCCCAAGCTATTCTCTTAACTTCTTTCTCATCATCAATGCCAAGTTTTCTACGCACCCAAGGTTCAAGCCATCCACTGAACATTGGTGTGCCTGCTGTTCTTCCAAACTCTACACTTTCAGCGTAAGGAGCAGGATAAATAATCTTTTTGTCCAGTAGTTTGCGTTCAATATTTGCGGTTTTGAACAGGTTACCCGTATCAGTCTTCTTATCTCTAATCAGGTTTTCTTGGCTGCGAAGAAAGATTTTGTCGATATAGTCGTTCATTTCTTTATCCAGTTCGAGTATGAACGCTGTAGTATTATCAACCATACCCTTGTTTTGGGTGATAGTTGTTTATAACATTTAACAAAAAGTGGCACATAACCAATACAAGGGGCGTTTTGGTCATGCACCGAATGGTATCACATTAGGAAGTGATCATAAACTTCTGATAAAAATGTGCCTGCTATTCCAATGACTCACAGGAAACTCAGGGTTCACAGTCCAAGTAGGGAAAGACTTTGCAGACTCTTCAGTAACAATCTTGATCAAGTCATCCCAAGGAACCCCATTACCTATTCTTGCCTGAATATTTTTAGAGGTTGAGGTGGTCCTGTTATCTGTTGGCCCTATCCATTTATACTTAAACGTGCTTTCTGGATCAGCTTTAACATAACTATTTCTTCGCGCTGCAGCACTAACCTTGCCTGTTTCTGTTCTGGCAATAGTTTCTGCATAGAAGTCTGCTACGTCAGCAGCATCCTTAATCTTCTGCGTAATAGTTTGTATGTTCAAGCCTCCAGGAGTAGTGAAGGATTCAGTAAGAACATTATTGATCTTGTTAGATAATTGCCTGCTCATGTTAGAGTAAGCTTTACTTAGTACTGGCTGAGTAACTAAAACGTTCAAAGTATTCTGATCAATCCCTTCAAACGCAAAATTCATGTTAAGCTCTCGCTCAACACCATCCACTGCTTGACCATAAATCTTTTTGAACAAACCCCTCGTTTTCTCCTTAAGAGCAGCATCCATATTCAAGTTAATATCCCTTACTATCTGAGTGATTTGTGAAGGAGAAGGATTCTTACCAAACTTCTTCATAAAAGAATCAATCTGTTTCTTAATAATCTCAGCAAAACCAGTGAATTGTGGTCTTGCCCTGGCTTTCTGAATCATATCAGCAGATAAGTTATTGAGGTTAGGACCCATAGGAGTGCCTGTAGCTTCACTACCAAAATCAGGCAGGCTAACATCACCAAACCCACTTGGAGGAGCTGTTAGTTGACCTGACTTAATACGAACCGTGTCAGTATCATCATCATACTCAGCTTCTAAACCTGCCGTTACGGCCTGCACACCATTAGCAATGCTCACGCTTTGCCTTTGTAAAGCAGCCATTTCGTCCTGTTCTTCGCTCGGGTTGAGTATGAGCATCCAACCTTTTACGCCTAAAGCGTTTAGGAATCCTTTAAGGAATGTTTCGTTAATTAGTTTTTGGTCATGCTCAACAGCCCTGTTAGTTACTGTTACTTGCATACCTTCATTGTTAAGGCCACCACTTGTGCTAACATCGTTTTGCCAGATAGGAAGCACACCATAAACAGCCCCTATTTGTCTGCGTAATTCGTTACGGGTCTCAATGTGTTCAAGTTCTTGCAGGTTACGCATGAAATCAATCCATTCAGCAAACCGGCCGTTACCTGTGCCCATGTTAGGTACTGTCATCCAAGGAACTTCTTGAGGGCTTTCCTTGTGTCTTTGTTTCATAGTATCCCAAGCTTTACGCATGGCTGGCTCGTTAGAAGTACTGAAAGCCATCATACCACGTGGTGGGCTGTCAGGATCGTAAAGGTCAAGAATGTACTTGTCCATGCCTTGTAAACTGTTAACTTTCATCCATGAGGTGACTACTGGGCTGAACCCGTACCGCCTACTGGGCCGAAACTTTGACTTATGAATTACTTCTTCTGGACTATAATACTTTTTTTGGTCTCCTACGCTTTGATGGTAACAAGCCTTAAAATTCTTCACACCATTAATATGGTCAAAAGGCTCATCAACCACTATGGTAGACCTGTCGAAAGGACTAAAATACAGTGTACGACCCTCATCATCAGTATAAGGCATGTCTTCTTTATTCAGGATTTTGCCGAAAACTCTTGGGTCCCCTTGCAATACTTCCTTAAGATCCTGCTTAGTCACTTCCCCAGCCTTGTTAAACGTGTACTCGAAAATGAAGAGCATATAAGCATCATCCATAATATTCCAGTCATCAACAATCTGACCCAACACATCTAATAAGCTTTGGCCATTAAGGTTAACTTTCTCAGTCTTACGAAGGATTTCGAGCTTCTGTTTAGGGTCTACTGCGAACTCTTCTTCACTGCCTGTAGTGTCAGCATTAGAAAGCTCAGCCTCAACAAGGTCCAGGCCGTTACGTAACACCTCTTTTTTGAGTGCTCCTTGACAAATACTAAGAATATCAGAATGATAAGACATGTTGTATAAAGCGTATAGTGGCCACCTGTATCGGGGGTATGAATGGTAGTTAGCACTAAAATTGTACAGGTCGCTTGATCTTGGTGTTCTTGCAAGCATGTCTTGTACTTTGTCTAAGAAGCTAACGCTTTTTTGTTTGAAAAACCCTATAC